TTCCGATCAACAAAGAACTTGCAACATCCTATAAGGTAAGTGCTATGCAACTTTGGCTAAGATATGATCAAGATACTTTTCCAGAAACAGCAACAGAAATATTTGAAATTAATCATAAGGATGGCATATTAAAGTTTTACATCCAAGCCAATAGCGATAGCCTAAATAGAGGAAAAATATTTGTTTTAAATGAAAATGGAGTTGAATATAACGGGGTTGCGTTTTATTTAAATGGTAACTTGGTAAGAGAGCCAGTGTTATCGCTTAAAGAATGGTCATCTATTGGTGTTTCATTTTTAGCATCTCTGATATATAACTCATATTTGGGTAGTATAAATATTACAGGTCCAGCACTGTTTAATAATATTGCATATTATCAAGCAAATAGTTTGCAAGAGGTTGAAAGTAGGACCCTTAGACCATGGTATAAGGTTTTAACAGATGGCATTGCAACCTTTGATTGGCAATTCTGGGGTAATAACTTTACTTGGGATGGCATGCTAGTTATAGGATCATCGGAGTTTTATGGAATTAGTCCATTAGATATTTATAAAACATACATAGGAACGAATAAAATTATAGTTGATGACGGAGAAGGGCTAATTTATCAGCCTGAAAAATTAAAAATATACTCAGAAGTAGAATGGTCAAGTACTGTCGCCACACCAGTATAATCTGATATACTTGTGGTTATGGAATCACTAATTAACCCAAAAACTGGTAAACCGTATGTACAAAATGTTCGTCGCAAAGTAATAGATAAGCACTATGACTGGGGACTTTACGTATATAAGAAGTCTGATGGAAAGTGGTTTACAGACGACACTGGATCAATCTTGAACATCCCTTCAGATCGTGGTGATTTATCCAAGATTGCAGAACTACGAAAGGCTGCCATGCATTATGGAGATGACGGTGAAGGCAAAGCAGTTTTTGTTCCTGGCCTTACAAGAATTAGTGAAGAGGAATATTCTGAACAAAAAGAAAGAATGAGAGAAGGACTAATTCCTTCAATGAATGACTTAGGTGCTTGGCATGCAGCACAACAGACATTAGATAAATATGGAAAGGATGCTGTAAATGAGTGATGAGCAAGAATACATTCGTGTAGGTCTTAATACACAGAACAAAGAAGAAAATCCTTTTAGGCATCAAGATCCCTTTAATAAAAGTTGGGATGATTTAAAAGATTATTCTGGACTAGATCAAAATTTTCGTCGTAGAACAACCCGCAATTTATCAAAATATATTAGTCCAGAAACAAACCAAGCATATTTAAATGCAGCAAATGTTACACCTTCAGGAGTAGATGCAAGTTCAAAGCAAATCAATCCTGGCACGGTATATAGAAATGGTTACGGACTATTTGATGTAATCACTCCTCCATATAACATGTACGAATTAGCCAACTTTTATGACACATCATTTGCTAACCATGCTGCTATTGACGCTAAAGTAGAAAACGTAGTCGGTCTTGGATATCGTTTTGATATTTCAGACAGAACCATGTTAAGGTTTGAAATGAACGAAGATCAAGCAGCGGTAGATCGTGCTCGTAATCGTATTGAAAGAGCAAAGATACAGTTGCGTGATTGGCTAGAAAGTTTAAATGATGATGACAGTTTTACAAAAACTATGGAAAAGGTTTATACAGATCTTCAAGCAACTGGTAATGGTTTTATTGAAGTAGGTAGAACAGTGGCTGGGGATATTGGATATGTTGGACATATTCCAGCAACTACTGTTCGTGTACGTCGTTTACGTGATGGTTTTATTCAAATTATTGGTCAAAAGGTAGTTTATTTTAGAAACTTTGGAGCAAGAAATGCAAACCCTATGGGCACAGATCCAAGACCAAATGAGATTATTCATCTTAAAGAATACTCTCCTTTAAATACATTCTATGGAATTCCAGATATTGTTGCAGCAATGCCGTCTTTAATTGGAGACCAGTTGGCATCTCAATACAATATTGACTACTTTGAAAACAAGGCGGTTCCAAGATATGTAGTAACATTAAAGGGTGCAAAATTATCTGGCGATGCCGAAGATAAAATGTTTAGATTTTTACAGACTGGACTTAAGGCTCAATCCCATAGAACTCTTTATATCCCACTTCCTGGAGATACAGACGGTAATAAGGTTGAGTTTAAGATGGAACCAATTGAAAACGGTATTCAGGACGGCTCATTTAAGGAGTACCGCAAACAAAACCGTGATGATATTTTAATTGCACATCAGGTTCCAATTTCTAAACTTGGTGGTTCTGATTCAGGTATTGCAGCAGCACTTTCACAAGATCGTACATTTAAAGAGCAGGTCTCTCGTCCAGCACAAAAACATCTTGAAAAGGTAGTTAATAAGATTATTAAGGAAAAAACAGATATTCTTGAACTTAAATTTAATGAACTTACCCTTACTGATGAAATTGCTCAATCTCAGATTATTGAGCGTTATGTTAAGACTCAGGTTATGACTCCAAATGAGGCTCGTGAAAAATTAGACTTGCCACAAAGAGCAGATGGGGATGACCCTTTTGTTATGTCGCCAAGACAAGCAACTGACTCTAGAGCAAATTTAGCAGGTACTCGCCAAAGAGATTCAGAAAGAACAAATAATAATTCTGATTCATCAACCACCATTGCTGGTCGTAATCCACAAGGTGAGGGTAGATCGTCTCAATAGTTGAGAAAACTATATAAAGCGGTGCTATAATTATAACGTTATGTTAATAAACAAGGCTCATTGGGAAACTAAAGGTGACAATGTTCGCCTTTCAATGCCCATTGGAAAAGTAGATGTTGAACGCCGTATGGTGTCTGGCTTTGCTACGCTTGATAATGTTGATCGTCAAGGCGACATAGTTACAACAGAATCTAGTGTAGAGGCTTTTAAGAACTTCCGTGGTAACCTTCGTGAAATGCATCAGCCAAGCGCTGTAGGAAAGATTGTTTCTTTTAAAGAAGACAAGTATTTTGATCCAAACGACAAAAAGTTTTATAGTGGAGTTTACGTATCTGCGTATGTTTCTAAAGGTGCACAAGATGCTTGGGAAAAAGTTTTAGATGGAACATACACTGGATTTTCAATTGGTGGAAACATAAAAACTTGGGATGACGCTTATGATGAAAAAATTGATAAAACAATTCGTGTAATTAAAACATATGAACTGCATGAGTTATCTCTTGTAGATAATCCAGCAAACCAGTTTGCAAATATTCTATCTATTGAAAAGGTAAATGGGCAAAACGTAGTAGATGGATACTTGTCAAAAACAGAAATTGAAAACGTGTTTTGGGATTCAGAAAACGGTATTGTTATGGTTTCAGATTCTGATTCAGTAACAAGTCCAGTAACTGGAAACAAAATGCAAAACATTGGCTTTATAGAAAAGAACGATAAAGATAATGCAGAAATGATAAAATTCTTAGTTGATAGTGCTAAAGGCATTAATGCAATTAAGATTACTAAGGAGGTAAATCTAATGACAGAATCAATAGAAGCAGTTGCAGAAACTGCAGTTGAAAATGCAGAGGTTGCTCCAGGGGCACAGCCAGCAGAGGTAAATGCAGAAGCAGTAACAGAAGTTGTTGCAGAAGCAGAAAAAGTTGTTGCAGAAGCAACAGAAACCCTTGCAGTCGCTGAAGAAGCACCAGCAGTTGAAGAACTTGCTGTTGCTAAATCAGACAATGCTAGTGCAGACTCTTCTGTTGCAAAAACAACAGTTGAGGTAGAGAATGTGGTAGAAAAATCTATTGCAGACGTTAAAGAAGAAGTTGCTAAGGCAGTTTCAGAAATTAATACTTCTCTTACTAATGCCTTTGGCGATCTTGCTGCAACTATCAAATCTCTTAATGAGAAGGTAACAGCAGTAACAAAATCTCTTGATGCAGTAACATCAGATGTTAACGGTATCAAGAATAACTTTAACGAGTTTGGCAAGCGAGTAGATCTTGTAGAACAAGACACCGCTTTCCGCAAGTCTGGCGATCTAGGCGAGATCGTACAGGAATCACCACAAGTGGTTCAAAAATCCCTATGGGGCGGTCGTTTCCTCACATCAACCGACCTATTTAACTAAGGTAAAATCACTAGGAGGTGAAAAATAATGTCGGAACAAAATAAAGACCTAGAAAAAAACTATCCAGGATCAGGCGGAGCAGGCGCAGAGATTAACTCTCAAGGCTCATTCGTTTCTGGTGGTGTAGGTAGTGCAACTGGTTTGGACTCTGCAGCATCGTCTGTAGGATCACAACTTGGTAACACTGCTACTGCAGCATTCGGTTCAACAACTGGAGCAAACGCAGTAAACCCAACAGGTGTTGCAGGTGGTATTTTAGCACCAGAGCAAGCACGTCGTTTTATTGACTACGTATGGGATGCAACTGTCCTCGCTAAAGATGGCCGTCGTGTCACCATGAGAGCAAACACCATGGAAATTGAGAAGGTAAACGTTGGTGAACGTGTAATTCGTGCTGCTGCTCAAGGCGCACCAGATTATACAAACATCGGTGCAACATTCTCAAAGGTAGAACTTACAACCAAAAAGATTCGTCTTGATTGGGAAGTATCAACTGAAGCACTTGAAGACAATATTGAAGGTGGAGCACTTGAAGATCATTTAGTTCGCTTAATGACCAATGCTTTCGCAAATGATATTGAAGATCTTGCTATCAATGGTCTTGGAACAGGCGCAGACGCATTCCTTTCAATTATGGCAGGATTCGTAAAGCAGACCCGTGGAACAGTCGGAAACGACGCACACGAGTATGCAGCAACTGTTGCAGACAACAACTACACTACATCAGTAATGCAGGGCTTGCTTCTAGCAATGCCACGCAAGTATCGTGCACTTAAGTCAAACCTTAAGTTCTACGCAGGTACTGATGCTTTTGCTGGTATCGTTCGTAACAACGGTACACTTGCAGACGCCATCTCATCAGCATTCGCTGATCGTGTTGGTAGCACACAAGCAAATCGTCAAGAATTCCTTGATGGTGGAGCACAGACACTAGGTAATGCACGTACAACTCGTGTACTTGGTGTAGATGTTCTTGAGGTTCCTTACTACCCTGCAGGTTATGTTGATTTAACATTCCCTCAGAACCGTGTATGGGGCTTCCAGAGAGACATCACTGTAAACCGTGAATACAAGCCAAAGAAAGACACAATTGAATACACAGTATTCGTACGCTTTGGTATTCAATGGGAAGAACTAGATGCAGTCGCTTATGTTGACTCAGATAGCGCTGATTCCTAAAATATAACAATCACGTACTAGGGAGGGCGGTATAAAAACCGTCCTCCTTATTGTTATTCTGGTATAATTACAAATGAGTACAGGAGAATTATGAATACAACAATGGAAGAACTATCAACTAAAAGCGTCTTAGCATTAAAGTCATATGCTAAAAAAAATAATATAGAACTTTTTGAAGCAACTACCAAACTTGAAATTTTAGAAATTATTGCTAGTTGGTTTCCACCAGAAAATAAAGAAGAGCGTGTAGAAGAAGTAGATAAGGCTGAAAACATAACAAATAAAGTAGCCTTATATTCAGATAAAAATCTTCACATGGATAATTTGGGTGCATTAAAAGTGGGGTATAACATAGTATCAAAGGAGGCATCGGAAAAGTGGCTAACTCACAGGCTAGTACGTATAGCGTCACCTGAAGAGGTAGCATC